GCTTTCTGTTATCGCGAAAGTATCTTTAAACATTTCTTTTTTTGCGCTATCCCACGCTCTATATTTCGGTATCATGCCAAATCCTCCTCTTTAACAAAAGTTCCGTCAATCCAACGACCCTTGCGGTCTTTGATTTCTTGGTAAGCCAGTTCAAAACATTCTTCGAAATCATAACCGAGAGCATTACTGATTGATTTTAACGAATCAATGGAAAATGATAGATACATCTTACACATAGATTTCTCTTCCCAACTGTAGAACCTTTGAAAGCAGCTGATATTTTTATTTAAATCTTTAAAATAATCAGGCACATCTTCTTCAAAAATCACTATAGAATCATCAAATATTTCCTGCACGTCTACCTCAATCAGCAACGCCAGACCGACAATCACGACTGCGCAATCTCCAATACTGTCCTTAGTCAGTTGCTCATTCTTCTTGAGATAACCTGCGCACAACTCACCAAACTCTTCGCTAAGTTTTAGTGACTGCTTGTCTAGCCGTCCACCGTTTTCTAAATCACGGTCAATAAACCATTGTTTGACTTTGTCTATTGTGTTCATAGTAACACCTCATCCCCAACTTTCGCTTTATCGTATACGTCTTTCGTAACTACGAAAATGCCATAACCTCTGATAGTCACTGTATACAACTTCCCATGCCGTCCTTTCTCGACGACCTTACCGAATATCTCAGCGCCTGCATTATCTGCCTTGTAGATAACCATCGGCTTCTTTTCTTCCAAATCTCGAATCCTGTCCATCTGCCAGATGTTCAATCCAGCAGATAGCAGAATCCAGATAGCTATGAATCGTTTCAATCTGTCGCCTCCTTCTCAACTGTGATAGTAAAATCCCGACCATTTATATTTAAAGGCAAAACTGCCCCTGCTTTTGAGTCACTTTTTAGCAAATCCAATACAATCTCTAAAACTTGCTTGCCTAAAATCAATTGTGTCTCTAAAATATTTTGCACATCTCCCATCACTCCACCTCCTTGCTCTTAATTTCTCCAGTAAGTCTATTTTCTAAAATGTGACTTGTATAGCAAATATCGCTTTTATATGTATAGTGATTAACAGTTTCTTCAGCCCACTGACTTCGTGTGTACGGGTATCTGTTTGGTCGTTTCATATTACCACCTCACATATAAATATTTCGTATCAATATCTTGTTCTAAAATACACTCTTTCAATGACTTTAAAACTTCTAAAGCACCGCTAACTGTTCCCCATCTATTTTCAGGTTCATACTGCACATACTTTTCAGGGTACTGTTCTAGTTCAGATATACCGCGCTGGATATTATCTAAAATGTCAGCAATGTTGTATGTAGTGTCTTGGTCAAAATCCCAATCCATAGCCACCCTAAACATTTTTCCAAGATTGTAGGTTGGAGAACTATATCTAGGTTCAGCAATACAAATATAATCTCCGCTCTCTATTTTTGCTAAGACTTCCAAGTCATAACTCATCACTCCACCTCCCCAATAATATCCAACTCCTTCAATAATTTATCTACCGAATCTTTAGTGATAGAAATATGACGCTCTCCGGCACTGTAAGGTGTTCGTAGAAATAAGATGTTAGGACCTAGGCAGATGCGACTAATATCTTCTATATTGATGAGTTCGTTTTCGACAATCCCTCTGTAACAAGATTGGATTTGAATAAATTTTGCCATTTATTCCACCTCCTCAATCTCAATCCCTGGGCAATCGAATACCCAGCCGAACTTTGCGTCTTCTAGTTCTTTTTGAGTACCTTTATAATTCCTAGCTGTTATATCTTGACTAAAATAAAGAGTACTCCCTGATTGCGATTTGACCAAAGGCTGCCTATTTTTTAAAGTCACCAAATACCGCTTCTCTTCCTCGACCTCATAGCCGAATTGGTGCATGTTGACGAGGGTTTGAAATGGTTTGGTATTTCCATCAATTACCCAATATTCAAATTCATTTAGCTCGCTATCATCACGCTTTTCAAAAAGCTCATAGATACATTGAAACAAACTTGTTTCAAAATCATCCTTATTCTCCTCATACCAATCCGCCACAAACTGCAGTACTTTGACTTTCTGCGGTTCGCCTAGTTGTTCAAAGATTTCTTTTACATCCTTCCACCAAACTGCATAACCTTGAAAATTCCCAATTATTGTTCTTCGTTCCTCTAATTTTTTAATCAATTCCTGCTTATTCATCTTCCAACTCCTTTATTTCCTCAATTTCTACTTCAATTCTAGGATTCAGGCTGTAAAATTTGCCTACATCGTGCATAGCTACCTGTCCATCATCCTTAAACACTACCCCTGACATGCTGTCATATAGTGCTTTTTCATAATTATCAATATCAGGCTTCTTGTCTACTGGAATAACTTCATCCAGTAGTGCTTGCTGGTTCTTCTTGACCTTAGAAATATACTGAGGCGGTTTGATGTAAAATCTAAGCTTTGCCCTCAGAGCTCCCTCAAGAATAGGCTGGCCCATGTACTGATTAGCAATGAGCAGCTGGCAATGATTGCGCCAGGCTTTCATGTCCTGTTCCTCGTATGCTTTAACGAAATTCCCACGTTTTGCAAATCTTGGTCTGGATTGTGGTTTGGGTTCTATCTCTAAAATCAATCGTTCTTTCATGCCTTTGCGAACACCTCATCAAATTTCAAGACATCTTCATTCTCTCTAGAAAAAATATAGCGTGGTATTTCAATTAGATCTTTATTCATTTTCCACCTTCTCTATATTATGCTAATACTGTGACATGTTTTTGGTCTGCTAGTTGCCCTTTAAGATAGCTCGCAACATTTCCTACTGCATCAGCTACCCAACGCTTGCCATCTGCCTCAAATAAAGCCATATTTGCTTGCTTATCAATCCTAAAGACAAATAGACTTGCTGGTTGCTCAACTTCTCCAAAAGTGCGATATGGGCGCAATGTAACCGGATTAGGCGCTTTGCCTTTGGCAAGACTTGCGACCCCTGTTTTAACTGTTGCTACTTGAGATACTCCATTATCTTCAATTTCAGCCCCATTCTCAATTTTCAATGCGCTAGCAAATTCTAGTAATGTGCCACGATCATTATCATCAATAAAGTTTGATTGCAACATGATGTTGAATTGTTCTGGCGATAGGAAACGGCCAAAAAATAGCTCTGGGATGCGTGCCTTAACATCAACGAGCAATGTGCGTTGTTCGAGCTCATCATTTTCAGACCATACACAAACCTCATCATTTTTCTCAACTGCTACAATCAAGCGTCGGTTTTTCAAATTGTTGAGGTCTGTTTTGAGATAGTCAACAAGGCTTGTCAAAGTTGATAGCTCCAAAGTTTTAGGATAGCGTTTAGGGTCAAGTTCTTTGAGGTTGAATTTGTTGGCATCATAATACTCTGTTCCATCTGCAGCTGTTAAAATTTCTAAACCATGCTCATATAGTTCTACTGCGTATTCCAATGCTGCTTTAAGATTTTCTGTTGACATATTAGTTACCTACTTTCTTTTTGTTAAAATCAATAATATCTGGTTTTGTTTCTGTCTGTTGTTCAATTTCTGCTACTGGTTGCCCAATATCAGTAAGGATTTCCCCATTTTCGTCAAAGTACATTTGACCAGGTACTGTACTTTTTAGCTCGTTAGCGTGCACTTGTCCTGTATCAAAATCACGCCCAACAAGAATTGTTGTAGCCACTCCGTTTTGAGGCGCAAATTTTGATTTCACCTCCATGATAGTATCAACTACTGTACGTTCTTCATTTGCTGACATTGTAAGTGTGATAGTCACTTTGCGTTTGGATTTGGCCTCTGTATTAAGGTCAAGGATATTATCAAAGACTTTTTCAAGCTCTTTGTCTAGTTTCTCCTGTAAACCTCCATCTGCAATGTGGGTTAGGTCTAACCCAATAAGTTTTTTATCCATATTGTCCTCCTTCTTTCTACCAAACCCCCACGCCTGCCAAATTGTGAGCAAGGCAAGCGTGAGTGAAATTCTTTGCGTCATTCGTCCAAGATCACATGACCTTTACTGACGTTTTCTAGTTCGCAGTTTTACAAGAATGCACGGCTTGTTAGTTTTTGAGTTGTTTCCAAAATGGAAATAGTTGGTTTTGGTTATTTTTTTATCTTTTCTTTTGATTTGATACTTCTTATATTGTTCTCTGAGGGAACTTTGTAAATAATCAATGCTGATGTATGCCGATATTCAGCGCTGACTCCACTGTCAGCAACAGCAGATACGTTTGATTGAAATTTGATGTCAATCAACTTAATGTCTGGATTTTCGGCAAGCCAGCTATTTATTTGATTATCAATCGCCTCGTCAGATGGGTAGTCGGATGATAAAAATACTGTTTTAATCATTTTATTTCCTCACTTTTTCAAACTTAATAATCACTTTAAGTCCAGTCACTCGGTAAATTTCTTCGTCTGAAGCATCCTCTTTCAATAGCTTCAACGCAACATCTTCCATACTTTGAAACGCTCCGATATACTCATCGCATTCCCTGCACGTTTCGCAATAATCTGGCTCTTCGTAGCGCCCCAACGTATACCAGCCACCAAGATGATTTTCGTATAGATGAATCATCAAATCACCTCAACACGCTGGCTCAAGGCCTTCGTTTTGCAGTATTCACAATGACCGCATGGCTTCGCCTCTTCTTTGCCCTTTTTAACATTATCAAGATGCTTAATAAGCATAGATAACTCAGATAACTCGTAATCAAGTTTTTCCTGAGATTGAAAAACAATCGCTCGGGTATCAGGAGTAGATTCTTTAGTCACGGCATAGATAACAGGGGTAAACTCCTTGCCATACTTCTCTTCTAGCATTTTCTTATACGCTGCCATCTGCAAGATATATCCCCAAGCTTCGAACCAGCGGACTTGAATATTTCGTCCGCTTGCTTCATCCTGAACCCAGACCATGCTGTCAATGTCTGATTTTGTGGTCTTAATGTCTACGAAATAGCCCTTTTCAACATTGAGGCAGTCAATCTTGCCTTTAAATTCCACTCCTTCGATTTTGCCTGTGACAGCAACCTCTTTCTGGCCGACATAGTAATCCATAAATTGCTTGTCAGCTTCCAATCGCTCAATCATGCGCTGGCCAACCAGAAAGTCAGCTTTTAACTGACCTTTGGTTTTCCCAGCTTTCGAAATCATGGCATCTGCATTTTCATCCATAAACTTCTTATGTGCTTCTGGACTTTCAAAATAGCTGTGAACCATGTTACCAACCAAAAGAGCTGTGTTATCTCGTTGGTCTTCCCACTCTCCCTCTAGCTCTGCCAATGCCCGTGCTTCGCACTCCCTAAATCGCTTGTATTGCGAGATAGACCAATATTGACGTGCGGAAGCTACTGAGTAGTAATCTTCTCCAAGTAAATCCATTGTCATTTCATCTCCACCTTTACTGATTTTGTTCGTGGCTCAAATTGAACGCCGTGAGCATTGAGCCATTCTTTGAATTGCTCCTTTGTTTCCTTTGCGTTCTCTGCTGGAAAAATTAAATCTACAGTAAATTTGTAACCATATTTTTTAACGCCATCCTCAGAAGCCATATTTTGCGATTTTCGGCCTGTTTCTTGCTCTAGGGTGTGATTGCCCCCTGAACTGCTTTCTGACCCAAATTCAGGCTGATTTTGGGCGTAGAATTGATCCTGAGTATCTTGTTTCGCTTCTTCTTTGGTCCGTCTAAGCTCATCTGCGTCTGCATGTAAGATATCAATAGTATCCAAAGCAGAGCGCCCCTCTCTTAGCAAATCAACGTACTTTTCAGGATTCAAACCTTTAGCTACTGCGATAGCAGTCATTTCATCAATACGCTTTTTTAGTTCGGTTTCCGCTTTAGCTCGTTCAGCTAATGTCTTGTCATCAAGAATTGCTTGCAAAACATCAACAAGTTTCGCTCCCTGGTCATAACTGCGAATGTAGACAGTAGGTCCGAAACCAGCTTTAGCTGCCGCTTCTGTAATCTGGATAAGTCCAGCTTCACGTTGTTGCTTCTTAGTAGCTTCTTCTGCAACCAATCCGACAATCATCTTAGAAGTAGCTTGATTGATTCGCACATTGTCGGCCATAAAACACTTCTTCTTGCTGAAATCGTCAAAGTAAATAGCAAATAATTTGATGTCAAGTTCTATACCACTTTCTGCGATTGCAGATTCAAAAGCTTCTCTGACCGTTTCCTTTCGTGCTTCTGTTTCTTTCTCCTCAAACTCCCTGATTTGATTTTTAATGTCTGTCTGCAAAGTTTTGATAGGGTCTAATATGCTTTCAACCCAAGCCTTTGCTTCATCAAGTGGTTTAGAGTATTCTGAAAGCTGATTTTTAAGTTCTTGTTCAATCTGACGCTGTACTCGTCCCAACTCGTCTTTGACTTTAATGTCATCTGATAAAGTTTCTTCTGTAACGATATAGCCAGTGTATTTCTTTTTGTAAGATTCTAAAGCTTGCTCCAGAACTTCTTTACCTTGGATTTCGATTTCAGCGGCTTTTAGAGTAAAACCAATCTCTAAATCTGCTACTGGAATAAGTTCTAAGCTATCCGTCACATCTTTTAATTCTTCAACCATTTTAGAAATCCTCCCCTTCTAGCATGTCTTCTAGCATGTCCATTTGACCATTTTCTGGCTCATGGTCAATTACTACGCCTGTTTCTTCTGGAGCACCTAACAAATCAGATAGATTGTCAGATTCTGGAGGTGTGACGTCCTTTGCTCTCTTCACTTCGTTTACGTTGGAATCTTCGTTATCGGCAATGATAGCTTCCTGTAACTCCGTTGAGAGAGGAGCATATTTGCTTAAAAGCTCTTTGATAAGTGTTTTTTGAGCCATGGCATCAAATTCGGTTTTCCAAGGAGTTCCAGATTTAAAATCTCCAATCTGCTTGTCGTAGGTTTTAGAATATTTCTGAGCATGTGCTATGACTTTTTCTTTTTTCCAGAAAATCATCTTTCGAAATCCATTGATCAATTCCAAACTTGCAAAATATCCCTCAACCTCTCCGCTATCGACTTGCTCTTCTTTGAGGTGTAACGTGCCATAAACTTTGTCATATCGCAAAAATTCCTCTTTGTAAACGATGTCGCAGTTTATATTCCTGATTTGTCCGCTCCGTTGAGCTAGTTGAATGAAACCTTTGTACCCCATCTGGAATTGTGCTTCGTTTATTTTTACCCAAGTGTTGCCTTGCTTCTCGTTTCTGTTATACGGCACTATGTATGCCATTCCAAGACTTGGTTCAATCGGTAGTTTTAAAGTCGCTGCTTTCATAGCAGCGGTCATGATACTTTCATTGGTAGCTTTAGCTAGTAGGTTGTTGTTCGTTACGATACTAAGCAAACTGGCCACGAATTGCTGGCCATTACCGTCTAGCACTTCAGAAAATTTCTGTTTTACTGCTGGTGAGTTAAAAAAATGTTTATGTGTTAGTTCATTTGCCATTTTATTTTCTCCTTAAATCTTCATTGTCAATCTACGTCTAGCATTTTGCTTCAGGTCGTCCAACCCGTTTCTATAATCATCAATAAGTCCTAGATTGCTGTCGATAAATCGCTCGACTACTCTGTTCAGCAAGTCTTGCGACGTAGAGCCTTCGAGTTCAGCTAAAACTCCAATCAATTCTTTTTGTTTCGGAGACATTTCAATTCTGAGATAACTTTGCCCTTTGTTTGAAGGTATATACGTCATTTCTTTCTTCCTTTCGTCTTCTTAAGATTCCAATTTTCACGCTTTATGCGTCTATTTTCGTTTTGCAATTTTAAAATAATATTTTGTTGCTCGTTGATGATTTCCCCGAGCTCTCGGCCAAGATGAATATATTCAGCTCGCCAGTTGTCGATTTCTTCGTGTAGCTCCTGGATCATATTTCATCACCTACATATCGATACTGCCCACATCCAACATAGATGTACTGGCTAGGGTCAAGCTCCACTTGCTCCTCAGGCGGTTGTATTATGTCTCTATCGTAATCAAACATGAGCATACACCTTTCCAAGTTCCAGCACTCGTTTCACATATCTGGCCTTGGATGTTAGTCCAAGATCCAGTAATTCGTTTTTTTCTTCATGATTGGCCAAAAGCCATACACGGTTTTCAAGTTCAATTCTAGTCATTAGCGTCTCCTTTGCTCTATCCCCAATG